ATAAGCACCTGCGACGTGAAGTTTTGCGGCAGGTTAACGCGAATGCTCCGATCGTAACCGCCAGTCGTGTTCTTACCGTCAATCTTGCCAGTTAGGTAGGTCTGATAACTTGCACCATCTACCGCCATCTCGATCTTGTACTCAACAACCGATCCGACCATATCGCCGTTATCTTTTTGAGTCAGCACGCGCGGCCATAACAGGCGAAAGCGAATAGCAGAAAGATTTTTGTTCGATACGGTAAGCGTATAAGGCGTGTTGTGAGTTACTTCACGAGCAACCTGGAATTCAGCACTTGACTCGCTGAAGCCCTGAATGTAGTCCTGCGTTTGCGTGCCGGGGCGGAACTCTGCAATCACGCCCTCATAGTTGAATGTTCCATCCTCGTTCTGAACCGGGACGCCGCCAAAATGCAACTGCTTCAGGCTGAAGTCGTTAACCACCTCGCCATCCGAAACAGCAAGCAATAACTTGATCTTATCTTTTGAGATCAGGTTATCTGGCATTTCTACGGGAGTACGTGGCTTGCTTGAACCACCCTTGCGGGCCTTGATATTAGTCATCGTTTAGCCTCCTGTTAATATTCTCGCAATTGTACACGACAAAAAGCCCGGAGGCTACGCCCCCAGGCTAAAAAGCGAATGGCTTAATTAGTTGTTGTCTTCTGCGTAAGACCCCGAACCGAACAGCGCACCGCCAGCCAATCTGTAACCATATGGCAACTGGATTGGATAACCCGCCGCCGTGGTGTTAATCGGCCCGCCGAAAGCATACGACGGTTTATTTTCCGGCGACTCGCTCGCTCGCATGTTGCCGCCCATCTGTGGTGCAATCATCTGCATTACGCCGCCCAAGACCATTGCGCCGCCAGCCATAAACGCCGCCGATGAAAACGCCCCCATTGCCGCCAGCGATGCACCGCCAGTGAAGAAGGCCGCAACCATAATCGCAGCGCCGATAACGATCTGCAATAATCCGCCGTTCTTTCTGGCCTTCGGGATGGGGATGATTCGGATCTCCTTCGCTACGGCGAACGTTGCAAAGTCATTCGTGCTGATTGGTTTTCCGTCCGCGACGATACCAAAGCGCATGTTAGAACCAACCTTGCTCTGCATGAAGGCTTTAAACCCTTCCACCTGGTAGGATAGCGCCCGAATGCATTCGCCGACTGAATCGACTGCGAGGTTATGGAATACACCGAACCGACGTCCCAGGGAGCCGGAAAGTTTAATCGTCTTTGTATGTGATGCCATGTTTAAGATCCTTATGTCTGCAAATTAAAACCTTGTGCTGCTCATACCACCCGGAATAGATATCGCGGCGGGATAGCTTGCCGAAGGCGTGGTGAAGGATATTATTGTTTCCAACGTAAATCCCAGCGTGGTTCCACTTGTCCGCCTGAAGCTGGAAGATAATCATATCGCCTACTTCGGGATCGCCAGTGTTTTCGATGAATCCATCTTCGCGCCAGTAGTCGCGGTAAAGATCCTCTTTGTATTCCGGCTTCCACCATTCGAACGGTACTCGCCGATCTTTTAGTGTGACGCCGTGGCGCTTGTGAAAATCCATCACCAGGCCGTAGCAATCATACGCGCCCAAAGCCCAGGGGCGACCAATCAGCGGCCTGCGCTTCGGTTCGATAATCCGCATATCACCTTCTGGAATCGACACGATAACCCACGACAAGCCAGATTCATCACAGAAGCATAAATCTGTGGCGCTCGGAACGGTGGTTGCCCCGTCGCCAGTGTGGGAGTGAACGAAGGCGATCGGCTCGCCTTCCAGTGACGCCAGCGCGTACTGTGTTTCGTCCGGCATTGATTCGTTCTCAGGATCTGGCGAAACGTTATCGAGTCGGTGATATTTCTGCACGCGTGATTTCTGCGTTACCAGCCCTGCGCACTCATGCGGGTAAACTTCCTTCGCATGCTGCATGATCTGCATTTTGATTTTTGGAGTTAACATATTACCGTCCGCTTTTCAAGGTTGCAGTAGCGCAACCGCCAAAATCCAAAGCCTCATTTCCGAATCGTAATCTGCACGACGAAACAAGACCACCGCAAACATCCTGGCTGGGATCATCAACCTTATTCCCGTATTTGTCAAAGTATCCGTTTTGTCCGTTGTAACCGCATCCCTTCCCGGTTTTGTACCAGCCGCGTTGCGCCCAATAACAAACGGTTTGAGTCTGGCGGGCCGGAATCATCAAGCCATCCATATCGAAGACGGATGTTAGCTCAAACGTGGCCTTCTGCGGGTCAACCTGTTTAGGTCTTTCGATATAGTAAACGAACCGCCGAAAATCGCCCTCTTTAACGCTGCCGTCGTTTTGTAGCAATTCCTTGACCAAAACCCATACCGTAACTTTGGCTTGCATAAGGCCGTTATAGGCGCGAATAAGAGCACTCGCTTGCGCATCAATATTGCTAACCGTCAGCGTTGGCTTTTCTACCGTGCCGTCACTTGACATTGCAATCCCGCCGATCCCGAACGGGCGCGGGCCGTATTGCTCGCCGCGAAACATGATCATCTTTGGCTGAAGTGTCCCGCCGTTAACCGCTGCCAAAAGCTCCTCGGTTGTATAGGCGACGTTCTCGTTATGGAATCGGTAGACCTGCCCGCCGAACTTTGTGGCGTCGATATCGATCAGCGTTAGGATCTCGCCGGGGAAAAGTTTTTGTAAGCAGTTCGCAAACTCTTTTGAAACATTGGCTGTCATCGTAAGCCCTCCTCTAATTGACTCCAGATCATAGGCCAAAAAAAAGCACCCGTAAAGGGCGCTTTTTGATTATCCGGCTGAAGTGAAGCGTTCGGCGAATTCAGCCGTTACCTCAAACACCCCGCCACCCTGCGGCGCAAGGTTAACGGAGTCGGCAGTTACGACGAATACGCCCATTCTTCCATCCGGTGCCTTCCACACAAAAGGCTTTGTTACGTGATCCTGACAGAAGTTATAAACCTCCTCCCAATCTGAACCGCCATAAACGATCGGAACCGTCCTGCGCTTCGTGTTAATTCCGCTCGATGCCGTTTGGATGTAGCCGTTTCCGAAAACAATCGATCGAATGTTGTTGGAGATGGCGACCTTTGCCGCCCCTCCTTGAATTTGTGTACACCATTTAAAGGAATCCACTACTACCTCCTCGTTTTCTCATTGACGAACTTCGCAATGCGCCCGTTTTGGCTCAAAGCCTCGGTGAACATATCGTTCACGATCTGCCTTACCCCCTGCTCTAATCCCTTGCTATCCTGACCGGAACCCATTGTGATGTTCACGTCACCCATGCTAAACACCATTGCCGCCGATGCCGCAACATTCCCGCCATTCGTCACACCAGATCCTGACGAACCGTTAGAGCCTACCAGACCGCCGGAAGCATAGCCACGCATCAGCCTGTATAAATTTTCCGGCCCTAATCGGCTGGTCGCCTCTTTGGTAAAGACGAATTCGCCGCCATGCACAACGCCTTTAGGTTCGTACTTTCCACCGTTGCCAGTATAGCCGCCGTTGGCGAACCCTTTGCTGAACATGCTGGCGAAGCTGAACGTACCGCCACCGCCGAACGCAGAAGACATTGCATTGAACAGCGCCATTTTGATTAGCATGCTGGTAATGTCATTAATCACGCTTTTTGCGAAGTCGCTAAAGCTGGCCTTACCAGTCATGACAAAATCAGTTAGCACAGTAGCCATTCCGTTAAATGCGTTTTGGGTGATGCTCCCGATATTGGAGTACACGTCATTAACTTCGTTGCCAATGTCAGCCCAGGCATGCGTGAATCCCGCTTTCCAGTCAAGCATCTGCGCATCCTGCTGCGCGTAAAACTGTTCGCTTGCTGCCTGCATCTGCTTAAATTGGGCGTCGTCAAGCGATCCTCCGTTATTCTTCCAGTCCGCCGCCATCTGCGCGTTCGCCCTGTAGCGCTCCTGCTGCTTACTCCCCATCCCGGCGGTATCCTGAAGCGCTTTTGTCTTCTCAGCCATCTGGTTCTGATACTTCACCGACTTGTCAAGCAAGGCGTTCAGGCGCTGCTGCCGGACAATCTGATCGCCCACGATCGCTTTCTGTTCCGCCATAGCGATGATACTTTGCTTATTGGCTAACATCTGCTTTTCGCTCTGCGTCAGCTTACGCTTGGCGCTCGCTTCTTCCAGCACCTGGAATTTTGCGACAGTGGTAAAGTAGTCTTTGCGCTGCTGGCTGATTTTGTCGTCAAGCCCTTTGTGCTGCTGCAATACTTTCAACTGCGCCTGCAATGACAGCAATTCGGACTGATACTGTTCATCGATCTTAACCCCGGCGTCTACCTGCTCCTTCCTGGCGTTTCGGTTCTTCAGGATATCCTTTTCTTCCTGATTCACCTTATCCTTTGTTGCACTGCTGTAGCCGCCGGACACGTTTTTGTTTTTGGCCGCGTCAATGTAACCCATTTCGCCTTTAGCGATCCTTGCCTGCTGCTCCGCAATGGTCTTCGCCAGTTCCGCTGATTTGGCTTTGGAATCCTTGATTAGCTGTTCTTGCTGTGCAAGAAAATCATTCCCAAAGTCACCCATGCCAGGCACTTTCTGCAACTGCCGACCAGCATCAACGATGAATTGTGCGATCATGGCGTCGCCATCCGCAATCAGTTTCCTGATAACGTTGATGATGGATGAAACCGTGTCAACGATAAGGTTTAACGCGCCGACGGTGTGATCGCCTACCCACTTCCAGGAGTCTGCGGCCCACTTTTTAATGCCAGTCCACATCGTTTCAAGCGGCGTTGCGCTGTCTGCGATATCCTTCAGGCGTTTATCCATCGTGTCAGCAAAGAGTTTCGTTGCCGCTTCCGCTGCTGCCGTCTCACCTTTGGTTTTTCGCAAAGATTCGATGTAGGTTAACTGCCCTTCCTTCAGGAAATTAAACTGATCATTCAGATCGGCAAGCCCCTTAACCGGATCCTTTGCGATAGAGTCAAAGTAACCAGTAATGGTCTTTTCGCTCTCCCCGGTCTGCGCCGCCCATTCCGCCGTAGTCTTAGTGATCGCCTTAATCTGGTTGATGCTGTATTTTCCAGATTGAGCCAGTGACGTTGCGATCGCCTGAATGCTTCCGACAGTAGCAGATGATGTTTTGTTGATTTCATCGGTTAGGGAGGTGATTTGCCCGGTAGTTGTTGCAGCATAGCCACCAGTCAGCACCAATGCATTCGCTAGATCTCGCTGTGACTTCCAGGAGTCGTACCCAGCTTTGGCGATAGCCGCAAGAGCAACACCCAAAGCAACCGCGCCAACTGTTAGCGGGTTAATGTAGCTCAACAAAACTTTGAACGTGTTCCCGATACCGCCGAAGCTATCCTTGATTTGCCCGCCTTGCTGAATAGCCACTAACCATACTGGCATCCCGGAAGCAAGAGACGTTACTACGTCAGTGATCTGCGCCGGAAGTTGGTGCATCGCCATTTTATATTGCCCTGCTGAAATTCCAGCAAGACCCATAGCATTCTGCTGTTTCTTTAACGCCTGCTCTTGCTGCTTCAGGGCATTAATGAACGGTGCCGCCTCCGCAGATACGCCCAATTGCGCCGCCTTCATTTCCAGCAGTTCGGCGCGTGTTTTTCCTGCTGATTCTGCTTGCTGTTTCAGGCTGGCGACAAAATCACGCCCGGCGTTGGTCGCCTTCTGCTTCGCCTCAGCCTCAGCAATTGCCGCGCGGCCTTCTTCGGTTAGCGCCAACTGCTGCTGTCTCAGCTTGTTAGTGGTCGATTCAATGACAGCGCCAAGGCGGAAAAATTCCTTATCTGGAACAAGCCCTAAAGCCCATGCTTTATCAAGTTCTTCCGTCGCTTTGCGCAAGTTGGCCATTTTTGAGATCGTGGGATCGATGGCGCTTGCGATCCTGCTAAAGCTGGTTTTTGATTTGTCTGTCTCTTGCTTCTGGCGCTGCAACGCGCGGTTCATTTCCTCGGTCTGCGCCGTGGCCCGCCTTTCAGCGTCCGCAAGTGACTGTAGGCCAGCGCCCGTTTGCTGGCTTTGGTTTTTCAGTTCTGCGAGTGATCGTACCGCTTTGTCAACCTGCGAAACGTCAACGCCAAACGTCAACCCAGCTACTTTATCAGCCATGTTTAGCCCCCATATGAAAAAAGCGCCCGTAGGCGCTTATTTGGATTTCTTGTAAATCTCTTTCAGGTATTCACCCTCTAAGATTTGCAAGTCAAGTAATGCCGCTTCTCGATTGTCGATTTTATACAATTCGAACAGCAGTGGCAACGTATTATAGTCAAGCCCCGTCGGGCCATTCATCCCGATTCGCCATTGCGTTTGCATGGCCTGGAATAGCTGCCAGCTTTGGGCGGTCTGCTCATCAAAATATATCGTTTCAAGATCTGCTTCATAGTCCGATCGCCTTAACCCGTACTCCGCAAGCTGGCGATCGGTTAGCTCAGGCTGAAGCGTGAGATAAACAGCCCGCCTTAAACTTTTGCACGGTGGCCCGCAAGCGCGGCCATGTAGGTTTGTGGCAGTGCCATGACGAACGCCGGGAAGTGAGCGCAAAGCCAGGAAATGTTTTCATCGCTGAATTCGTCATCCAGATCCCAACCTTCAGCCATGAAGCGGATAAACTCGGCATTACCCTTTGGCGCTTTATCTTCGCTCTCATAAAAGTCTTTCATCTCATCGGTGGAGCGATGTTTTACGGTCATGGTGATGGTTGCTTCTTTGCCGTCGGGGCAAGTGAAGGTTACAGGCAGCTTGAAAGAAGGGAGATTTCCGCCGATTTGAATTTTGAATTTAGCCATTTTGTTAACTCCTGATTGGTTTGTGTTATTCGCTATTATGCACAAAAAAAGGCGAGGCACAAGCCCCGCCATTTAATTACGCGACAACCGGAAGGAAGACGTGAGAACCTTTAAGCGCAACGTTAAGCGTTACGGTTTCCATCTCGTTAACCGCCGTGGATGGAATGTCATCGAAAGATGCAACTCCAGACCAGTAGCGAACTTCGGAGGCTCGCGGGATATACATGTACATCGCTTTCACCTGCTTGCTGGCGTCTGCTGAACGCAAGATCGGGTAGATCGCGTTACCGTAATCGTGCGCAAACGTGTAGTTAAGCGTCACCGCCGACTTGTAAGTAGGTTCGGATTGTTCGCGCTCATCGCCCAAGCACTGATAGTTATAGAACTGCTGTTCGTTGCCGTCTTTGCCTAAATCCTGAATGCAAGGCAATTCGACCCAATCAGTGATCACGATCACGTTGCCAGTGGCCGCGCCGCCGGGATACTTGTTCGTGTCGGAGGTGTCGAACTCTTCCAGCGTTGCCACGCCTGCTGTCACTGCTTTTACGCGAGCCACCTTGTTAACGAAGTCGCCCCAGGTGCAATCGGTGAAGATCACAATATCTTTCACCTTCAGCTTGCCGTCCGCCACTGTGATTTCTGGGTTTTTCGCGTGGTTGGTCATTGCGGTAAACGGAATCTCCGAACCGCGAGCCTTCTCAAAGAAGACCTTTGCACCGTTTGGTAAATGCATGTTGAATACTCCTGTTTTGATGAAAGTTTAACAACGCCATTATGCCTATATATTTCCAGGCTGGCAAGAAATTATAAGCACCTCTAAGATTGGTCAGGCTGATGGATAACCGTTTTCCTCCACGCTATCGCATCTTACTGTGAACCGAACCGGAAAGAACCAACCAGCCTCATGCTTCTGCACGCCGTGTACCTCCGCCCACTCGCTCACATATAACTTACCTTCACGATCAACAATCTTTCCTTCAGGGAAGGATTTTGCAACGCGTTGGGCGATAATCCTCGCGCGGTCGGTTCCGATCCCAGGCTTAAAGATAACGTCAATCTGAACCATCGCCAGATAGACTCGGCATTTCCTTGACAGGTCAACCGATCTTGAATCTGCCTCTACGTAGGAGGCTTTAAGGTAGGTTTCCCCGCCTCTCGGTGGGATAAAGTCAACGTTATCCCCCGCGACCCTCAACCCGTTCTCGGCGGCAAATTTAGCCACTGCCGCCTTGCATTTTAACGCCATATCATAATGCATTTTTCGCCCTCGCTCGCTTGATTGCTTCAGTTACATAAACGCCAAGCCGGATCGCAACGACGCCCATAACGCCGTTAGGAGCCTGCTTTGAGTGGCCGTATTCCAGCGCGTTCGCATAGATTAGCATGTTACTGAACCAGATCGAAGTGATCCCGGCTCCTTTTGCGAATAGTGCAATGTTGGCGTTACCGTTCTGGATTGTCTTCTCGCCCGTTTGGTCGTATGCGTTAATCGCGTAAAGAGGGGCGCGGTTAAAGGTGATTTGCCAGTTACCACGGAAGCGCCCTGTATCCACCGGAGAACGCATTACAAGGTCGCGGTGAATATCTTCACACGTAAACCTTACAACGTCCTCCAGCGCATCACCAGCGGCCTTACACCATGCATCAATAGCCCCTGTGAACTCCCGGATCGTATAATTAGCCATAAGTCGCCACCCTGCGTAAAACTGGACGGTAGGCGACAACGGTTCCCGTTGGTTTTACCGGACGGGCATTAACCACGCGGTAGCGCTCGCCGTCTACTTCGATTTCGTCACCCTCCATGATTGGCACATCATGAGTGAAGAACCCGCGCTTGTCGCCAGCAAGGATGGTTTCGCCGTTAATGTCACGGTCATTTACATCCCTGATCGCGCCCTTGATTGTCGTTACCACCTCGCCAGGAATGATATCTTCCCCGGTTTCCGGATCGATGCCACCGCCAGCGCCTTTCGTGTACTTGTTGAACACGCCGTCAGCGTCGCTGAAGAACTTAATTCCCGCGCTTGCGCGAGCCTGGATTGCTTTGTAGTTCATTGCGATTACCTCCCAACTCCGCAACTCCGAACGTTGCCAGCGGTAAGCAGGCCGAAGCCACCGCCTCGCATCTTGAGCATACGCCAGTACATTTTGCCCCACGGCGTAGAAAGCATTTCGTTGTCGCTTGACGCCGATACGCGATCGAAGGTTTGGGAAAACTCCCCGGTCAGGGTGAACGATGCCACTCGCTGCGTGTAAGATTCCAGGCTTTCGCCTTCTTGCTTCATCGCGCCATCCAAAAACATTAGGTGCATGGTCATCAATGCGATCGCCGTAATAATGGAATCTCCGAACCTGGATTTGCAAACGAACTCTTCGGCAAGCACAACCCACGCAGACAGCAGTTCATCTGGAACTTCTTTAAGCGGAGGTGCAAGGCTGCGCATTTTATCGATCACATCTTGAATTGTGTAACTCATGGTCGATCTCCTGATATGAAAAAGGACGCCGAAGCGCCCTTTGTTGGTTTTTGTTATTCCGCGCTTTTAGGCTGCACGATCTCTTTCGCTGTCGCCTTCACCGCTGCGATGTATTCGCGCGTGCGTTTTGGATTGTCGTAGAACTCGACGCGGCCTTTGAAGATTTCGTGGCGGAAGCGGTCGATCTCGCTTTCTGGCACTTCAAAAACCTGCTCATAGACGTAATTTTTGCCTTTATAGCGAATTGCACATGCACCAACGCTTTGCAGTTGAACAACCTGCGACTCCTGTGCTGCATTGGTGATTTCTGCGGTTTCTACGGTTTCTTTTTTACTGGCCATTGTTAATGCTCCATTGGTTTACTTTAGGTTTCAAATTAAAGCACATTGTAGAATGCAATGCAATAAAAAAGCGCCCGAAGGCGCTTTTTGATTAAATCCCGGTGAGAATCGCAATAGTCAGCGGGCGGTACACGATGAGACCAGTGCATTTGGAGGTGCACGGAACTTTGAAATGCAGGTCTTTCGGCTGCATCGGCAGCATGTTGAACCGCTCAGGGATCTCGATGCTCATGTTCATTGGGTCTTTTTCGTATGCCAGCACGCCTTTGTTGCGTGCGCCGTCAATATCTTCCAGCTCCGCCATCGCCGTAATGGTGATGTTCGGGTGGTTCTTGGTGAACCAGGTCAGATAAGAGTCGCCGCTAGTGTCCGGCATCTTCTTGGTCAGAAGACGGCGTTTGGACGGCGGAATCACGATGTTCGTTGCATGATGGCGGCCCAGCGTGGTTTCTTCGATCAGGTTTAGCAGGTCTTCCAGATCTTCGAATGCCTTTTCAGCCGCTGCTGCGTCATCGCCCCAAGCCGCGCTGGCGGTCATGCGGTTAATGTTCGGATGGTTGAAAACGCTCACGATGCCGTGAGGAGCGGAGCCTTTGAACACCAGATCATTAACGAGCGTCTCATGACCTTCGCGGGCCAGAGTTGCCTTGCGATCGCTCAGGCTGGAACCCAGCGCCGCGCCAGTTTTAATTTCGTCGATGGAAATAAACCACGCGTTACCCAGGCGGAAAACTTTCCCTGACTTCTCTTTCGCCATCGCTTCAACGGTCGGCATGTCGTCGGTGTAATCGGCGATAATTTTCGCAGAAGTTACGCCATCGAATTCGAGCCACTCAAAGCGGCGGGCGGTCGGTGAGATCTCGGTAGTTACCGGGAAAAGCTCAAGTGCGCTGGTCTGCGGGTATGCCTGCTCATACTGGCGATTCAGTAATTGAGTCATCTGCTTAACAGTCCAGATACCGTAAGCATCCAGTTTTGCGGCATCGACGCCCATGCCCTGCATTGCGACCTTAATTGCACTCTGTTCGAATGCATCTAATTTCATAGTCATCTGAAAAACTCCTGTTTGTGTATTTGGCTTAACGAGATGAAGAATATCACGAATCGTTAAGCCGTCAAAGGTTTTTTTCTGGTGCAAAAATGGGGCCGAAGCCCCTTATTTTATACGTCAGCGTCGCCAGTTGCAGCCGCTGGAGCAACGGCGCCCTGAAGCACCTGCACTTTTACCAGAACGGTGCCATCTGCGTTCTTGGTGTATTCGCCAGTGTGTTTGTAGCCAGTTTTGATAACCCCGGCTTCACCCTTCGCTACGGTGCCGTTTGCGGTAAAGGTAACGAAAGAACCGAACGCGCAATCTGCTTCAGTAACAGTTGCGTCAGCGATCGCCCAAATGCGGCCGTGAGTCATAACGTTAACCGCGCTCTTATCGTCATACTTGCCTTCAGGCGAGTAGGCTTGCGAGAACTGCGCGATACCTACAATAACGTCGCTCGCTGCGGTCGCTGGCTTAACGACCTTGTGGCCGTTGGAAACTGCGCCAGTGGAAGCCACCAGTACGCCAGCTTTGATATCGCCTTCAGCAACACAAGTGCCGTCGATATTGTAAAGTGACGTATCAGCGATCTGCCCCGCCACGGCAATATCGCGCTTGCGGGAATAAGAAGCTGGAATCTGTGCCATTTTGAATCTCCTGTTTATTTGGTCTGGTAGCGGCCCGAAGGCCGCAAATTATTAGCGGCGGAATTTTGCCTGCGGATCGATGATTTCGGTGCCGTCAAGTTTCGGTAAGCCGCCTTTGTCTTTTTGCTCGCCATCTTCTTTTTTGCCGAAGACTTTGGAGCGATTGCCAGCCATCTTATCAGAGTTGGCGATAAAGTCAAAAGAAGCGTCGATGTACGAATCTTCTTTGTCAGACAGATCACGACCGTCTACCTCTTTGATGTAAGCAACCTTCATCGCCTTAACATCCAGGCCGTCGCACTTGACGCCAGCGGCAGAAACCACCGCGATAACTTTCTGTTTTGCGTCTTCGTCGGCTTTGATTTTAGCAACGCGGGCGGCAACTTCATCTTCAATGCCATCAACTTTGGCCTGAAGCGCGTCACGCTCTGCGGTGATGCTAGTTACCTGACTGGTTGCCGATGCAACTTTCGCGTCTAGTTTGGCAATGTAAGCGCCTACGTTATCGGCCACTTCAACATCTACGCCGTCAATTTTAATGATCATTGTTTTAGCTCCTTTGTGGTTTGAGTCGTCATCATAGGGGAATTCTTGTTCGCTATCAAGATTTAATTTCGCAATCCCGGCACGACCACGGAAAACAAGCGCGACGTGATTCACGCGAATCTTCGTTTGCACCGCATCAAAGCGAACCCAATCAGAGACGGAATCATTTTTCATCTCTTCGAAGTTTTCCGGTAGGTCTTCGTCGAAATAATATTCGCCAGTTGCGTTATTGCCCCAGCCTTTGCGATCGATATCGACCGAAGTGTAGCCCACGGATAACTCAGCCGCTACGCGCTTTTTGGCTTGCTCGATTGACTCGCCGTCGTAAATCATCACCGGAACAAGAACGCCGATCCCGTCCTCTTTCCCAGGGCCGGAGCAAGAGCCTACCACCAGGCCTTTTGCGTTCTGTGCGTTCACCATCTTATGACCTAAAGTGATCGGCTTGCCCTGGTATGAGACCAGCGATTCAGCATCAAACACCTCAGAACGCGGGCGGAACTCGACGCGCGGCCCGGTTGGCGTCTGGTACGTCTGCGCACCGATACGCGCCACGATCGGAGTATCAACCAGAAAGCCGTTCTCATCGAATCTGGCCTTCATCTTTACCGTGTCGAACCTTTGAACTCTTTTCATCATGATACCTCTACATTGTTAAAATCTGGAACCGCCCAACAACGGCAACCGTACTCTTCACCGGGGAAAATGCCGTCACCATTAACGGGGCGTCGCTTACCTTCTAGCTTGATATGGCTCTCGCGCTCGCGGTCGTCCATCATCCCGAACCAAAAGTAATGCGATACTTTAGCATCTTTTAGGCGCTGCATCATCAACATACTGTTAAAAGTTCCGATGATTCCGCTTGCCCGGTTGCGCGACCAGCTACCATATATAGCGTATCGACCTTCGATAATTTCATCGATCTGCTTGCGAGACTTGCCGATATTGTTGGCGGTTCTAACTTTCGTCGTCCAGTCAGCAACGATATCGCTTGCTAACTTCCTGACCGACGCTTCGGCGGAATCCTGCCACTTTTTTAGCGCTTCCTGATACCAGTCTTCATACCCACCAGCGCCGAATTCTTTCAGGCGCATAACTGATTCGTTGTTCCGCCCGCCAGCCGCGATCGCAATTGCAAGCCACTGCTTAGAATTGAATCTATAGATGGTCAACCCAATGGAGGCAAGAGCCGCAATTACGACCGAAAAGAACGTAATGGCTGATTCGCTGATATCGTCTTCCGCCTGGCTGATTTCCTCCGCAGTGGCATCGAACTTCAGGCGGTCTAAGCGATCACGCATTTCTACCACGAGTTCTGTTACCGCGTCCTGCATGGAGCGGGATAATTCCCGCTCGCTTGCTTCAGGATAACGCCAGTTTGGGATTCTGCCGTTAACTTTCATCATCCGCCTCCGTGTTGTTTAAGATCTCTGCGCTTTGCGTGCTGCCTGAACCATTGGCGCGATCGGGGAGTTTTTTCTGTTCCGGCGCGTTGCCTTTTAGCTTCAGTTCTGGAATCAACGCCGACAGGGTATCACGTGCTTCGTTCGCATCAATGACCTGATCCGTTACCAGTCCGTGTACTGCGTCTGCGTTCTTCTTAAAGATATCGGCCTTCTCTGAATCGGTCGGCAGTGACAACGGTTCGAACTCGACGCTGTATTCCTCCTCCGTTACGATGAACTGTAACAGGAATTCTAACAGCGGCTTGTAATCGTCATTGCGCTTGCGGTCAACCAGTTTGTAGAACGTCTGTAGCGCCGTGTTCTGGCTTGCGCTTACGCCACCAGTGTTTTTGTTTTTTAGCACGATCTCATGAATGCCTGACAGGGCGACAATCCGATCCATTTTGGCGGAAAGGAACTCAGGGATGCCAGTAATATCAGAGTTGATAACGGTGTACTCTTCATCGGTGGCATCAATGCCGATCGTGTTTCCGACGCCGGAATTAGCATCAACCTGCGCCATGCGCAACCGGGCGGCGTACTCGCCTTCTTTGTCGTCGCAGATTAGCGCCAGTCCTTTCGCCTTCCATACGCCCTGCTGCTTGCGCTTCAGTAGCTGCGTTGCCAGATATTCCGAATAGTCGTAGTCAAGAATCGCTTCAATGATCGACTTATTCAGCACCGAACCACCAGCGCCATTATTTAGCTGGCGCACCTTGTTGGTTACTCGCTCGCCGTCGATGTAGTGCATACGGGTATAATGCACCTTGAACGGTTGCCCGCCGTTTAGCGGCTTCACCTCGTACATTTTAGGCTTCCCGAATCGTGGGCTTCGTGGGCTGGTTTCCTCCTCTGCGACGGAAACGGAATCATGGTCGTAAACAACGATCGATTCGAGCGGCTTACCCCGCTTCGCTGCCGAAGTCAACGCGCGACCATCGTTAACCATCGCCAGGACGTAGGAGCCACCATACAGCCGCGCCCAGCAAAGAGCATCGGTGATTTGCGGTTCCAGATTTAACCCGTCCCATTCTGATTGAAACTTGGTGTTATCTGAAATGCCGTTTAGCTGGAAGCCGGGAGCGACCATCTCTTCCGGAATCACGTCAACGATTTTCTTCGCCATGCCGTTTTCATGATAGAACTCTTCAACCTGCGACATTGTTCCAAATCTTGCCGCGATAGACGCGAGGGTTGACGCATAACCAGCGCCACCATTAAAGATTTGATTATAGTCGTCCATCTTAATGTTATTCATATTTCAACCTTGTTTAAGTGTGGGCCGTCAGGCCCACATTATGTATTAGCGACCCAGCTTTTTCAATCCCGCAAGGCGTTTCATTCGCTCAACCGGATCGTCGCTCAGGTTCATTTCCAGGTTTGCGGCGTCAAACACGTTGTCGCAAATATCATCGTGTGGATGAGAATCGTCATATGTAAACGCGCTCATCTCCGCCTCAAGCTCTGCAACGAATGGGTGATTGTCCGGCAGCACGACACGCCCACCCTTGATGATTGGTTGTGCATCCATAGCGCGAGTGACTTTATCTTTATCGCGCTGCACCGGGACAATCTCGCCCATGCCGTTTACCGCCTTCGTTAAATCCTGGATTAGACCAGTACCGCTCGCCTTGTCTTCGATGTAAATCCGGCGAAGGTTTCCGCACTCCTTGTTCCGACGCCAGCACTGCTTGATGAATGCTTCGGCCTGAACGCGGAGATCTGGCGCTTCCCATTTTCCGCGAATTCCGTCAATGAAGTAGACGCGATCCCGATACTTGCCCCAATAGCACATTACAGAGTAGTCGTTTAGCTCCTTGACCTTCTGCGCGGTGTCCGCCGTGATGAACGTATATTCGAACTTGTCCGGGCGCGGCTCGTGCGCCTTGTCGGAATCGCCGTAATAGCGCCACCACTCCGACTTGAACACGTTACCACCCAGGGCGATTGGCTCCTGCTGATACTGCGAAAGGAACGTATAAAGATCGGCTTCGCGTAGCGCAACCAGGTTCTCGATTGATTCGTTCTCCTCCCAAAATGACCAGTATTCCACGCCGTCAATGACCACCGACGGGCCGGAAAGCACGTCGCGTTCGAACTCAGGTCGCAACCAGTCAGGGAGTGATTCGCCATATTCCCGCGTTACCATCGCCGGAATAACAATGCGATCGAAGTCGATGGCCATCCCTCCGCTCATCATGAACCAGGTGGCATCCTGCGCGTGCAATCGCTGCTGTACAGACAGGATCGGCGTTTCGTCGCCTTTCTTCTTCTTCGCTCGACGGGATCGAATGGTGTTCTTCAGCAGAACGTGGTTTTTCTCACGCTTCACCTTCGAGAACATATCATCCGGCTTGTCGATATCATCCAGCGCGATAAGGCCGCTAAACCCTGGCGTCATGTACCCGCCACGCTTACCGACGATCTGACCGCCAGACGAACGGGAGACCATTTCCAGCCTTACGCGGTCGTTGTCGTCCATGACCTGAAATTCATCGATCTGCTTGCGCCCGAACTTTGATGGCCATAGCTCCTGCCACTCGCTCGATGAGAAGATCTTAATCACGCGATCCGAGTTGCCTTTTGACAGGGCGTCACCCTGCGAGATCTGAAGGTTGCGAACCTTACGGCACTTGAGATACGCATACGGCGCGAGGTGGATTGAAAACACCTCCGTCTTCGTGGAGCCTGGCGCAACGTTAACGATCGTGCTCTTGCGCTTCCCGGCGATAATTTCATCAACCGTGTGGCAAAAGTAGGAGTGATGCCAGTTCCACATTAGCTTTTCGCCCTGGATGATCTGGAACCAGATCTTCAGGAACAGCGAAAAATTGCGCGTACTCAGCGCCTTAATTGCCAGCTTATCGGCTGGCGACAGGTCTTCCCAAATGATCATTTCGTTCATATCTGACCCTTACAGCTTATCAAGAATATTGGTCACTGCCTGCTCTAACTTCTCTTCGGTGATCTCGTTCTTATCCCCGGCGATAGCGTCGATGTTCAGCACTGGCGGCTTATCGATCCCCATCTCTTTACCGACGAAAGAAGCGTTAATCATGCCGACGGCAGCAAGCTGGAATTTCTGCTCATAAATCACGGAGTCGATGAACTCCATGACGGGAGCATAGTTGGGGTTGTGGCGGTAGCGTCCAAGCGTTGACTGGTTCACGCCGCAAAACAGGCTTAACCCTGTGATCGTGAAAATGCGAGGCTTGTTCACTCCCCACTCGTTAACGTCACCCTGAAACGTTGCCGTTTCCGCAGCCTTGATTGCGTTCTCTTCGGCCCACTGGAAGTAACGCTTTGCGATATCAAAAAATTGTTCCGGCGTCATCTCTGCCGTGCGCCCTAGTACCACGCCGAACTCCTTTTCATATAGCGCTTTAAAGTTGCCTTCGAAGTGCGATTTCGTTACGCGTTTTCTACGTTCTTCAGACATTTTATACCCTCCTTCTATGTTGATTTGCGAGTATATCAGATCGCGGGCATAAAAAAACCCGCCGAAGCGGGTTCTTTTATCATATCAGTTTGTTTCGCCGATTCAGCGCCTTCTGGAGTTTTACGAAAGGCTCGCAGTCAACATACGGAAGCGGCGAAAAAGCTATTCGTTTTGCGACACCTTCCGGATCGCCAACTTTTTCCCAACGTGCCGTTTTCTTGTTGTAGAACATGGCAGCAAAAGTGCCTTCATGCACGCGTTTGGACAGCCGTTCGACAAGGTGGAAAGTGCCTGCATAGAAGCCTATGACCAGCATAATTAATGCGACAATCAGAGTTATCATTGTGTTGCTTCCCTTACGTAGTTGATACTTATTTTGTGAGTGTCCAGATTGACGCCGGATTGCTTTTTTGCTTTCTCCACCGCGTCGGCGGTGTCGTTCGCCTCAATCGTCATGCTGAACTCTTGAATGCAGGACTTGCAAAAGCCGCCCATTTTTCTTGCCGTGAGTATGATCTTATATTGCATCATAACCCCTTTGTAAATGCCCCTAAGCGGGGCCAGACTTGCGGATGTTTACCGCCTCTTGTGTCTACGTGGTTCACGTTACCCGGTCAGCGCGATTGCGTCAATAGGTCACTGAATCGTTTGGCTGTTTTTTATTCATACTCGCCATCCCTGCGACCGAATCGGCCTTCCAGGTATCCAGCTATCCAGATAAACTGGCCGCGAGTAACCAGCGTGTTGATTTGCGCCCAATGTTTATCGATCATCTTCGCGGCGACCTGATCGTAGGTCTTTTTGTCCTTCTTGATGGCGTCTTTTGTTTCTGCGGCCATCTGCTTTGCTATGCGCTTCACGGCGTTGTACTGCGCTTCATTCAGTCCGAACATTTGGCCTTCTCCCATTCCACCCAGGTTCCGCGAGCAATGAACACTTCAACACGCAGCGGACTATTGAAGTTTTTGTAGATGAAGATGAACCCTTTTTTGCTATCGGTCTCCACCTGCGTAACCGGGAACGCCAGCGGCTTTATTGCGTCGACCGACTCACTCATACAGATACCAGTAATAGTTGCGCCAATCGGCATATCTTCGACTTTTGAGTATTCAGGCATACAATCGCACTCCTTAAATTTGCGCCCGCCAGAATGGCTTACAGGCGCTTTAAACGGTATTCGATTTCGTTAATTTTTCACGTGGTGGCAAGGTTCGCCATCTTTGACCTCTCCCCACGCCCGGCGCTTGTTCCGTTCCAGCTTTTCCGCCACCGCTTCAGCCAACTGCTCATCGCTGAATCCGGCGCGGCGCGTTGCGTCCCATACCAACATGAGGATATCGGCGAACTCGCTAATGTCATCCGGCGCTTCGGCGGCCTCGATCGCCTCTTTCGCCAGGTGCTTGAGCGGCCCGACTGGCCCGACGTTACCGAACTGGCGATCCGACCATTCCGCGTGCTGCGCCCGAATATTGGTGAACGGGTCGGCCTTCACTTCCGGCTCCGCCCGCAGGCATTGAAAGTCGCTCCACGTCTTCGGGTTGTGCTGCATCTCACGCAGGCTCGCTAACGCGCCGTTGATATCCATGCCTTCCGGCCAGTTCACCTTGAACGCTTCAGGCTTGCGGAGATACTCGACAAGTTCGCCACCAAGAACGGTTTGCTGCCTAATCGCCCGCTCTTTTGTGTCGCAGATGAGGCGGCGCGATTTGCGCCCCTGGTTGGTTCCAATGGTGTAAGTCAGTACCCAAATTTTGTTGCTCATTCTTCCACAACCTCGCATTCGTCTGCGCTCACACTGATATTGTCACCAGCCTGGATAAACTCGCTATTGCGCGGAGCGATCACACAGTAGGAGCCGTCGTTGAAGTGGCCGTCGACCTCAAGAACTTCGCCGATTTGGAGGCCGCATTCTTCCAGGGTAATTGAGCCGTCGCCGTTAAGAGTATCTACTTTGGTGATTTTGATTTTCATTGCTGTAACTCCGTTTCGTTTCGATGGGGTAACTATACCAGCTTACCCCTGATTGGTTTTAGCAATTCGTGCTATTTGCCTGCTATCCACTTTGGCACACAAACGCCATCTCACCATTTAAAATTGCGGGAAATAATCACGCCGCCAACGGCGGAAAGTGTAATCCAGGGCCAGCAAAGCACAGGATAAAGATCTTCTTTGTCGGTAGAATCCGCCGATTTCAGGAAGGCCCGCATGAGGAAACAGCCGCACGCATACAGGGCCAGAATAAGAACCACCAGGGCAATAACTGCGTAAATCATGATGTTTTTCCTTGTCTTTGGCGGGGTAGCCATGCAGCAACCCCGGTTAGTGTTTGTGGTTCGTGCTATTGCTGGAGTTTTGCGAAAGCGTCGGCCATTATGCGCAAAACTCGTGCGTGATCTTCAACGTCATAGCCAGGTTCGGTGCGCATGATTTCCCGAACCTTCTCGATCGTGGCGATAGCCGCCTGAAGTTCACCAGTCAGGAACGCAACCTGCTTTTCAAGCTCCGCGATTCGTGAGAACGGTTCACGCATAAATGATTCGCACGAGGCATCACTCAGCGCCCAATCGATCCCGGCGCGAATAACGGCGGCTAACAGCGGGTCGTCGTCTTTGGCGAAGTTGTCGGACGGGATCAGGTGTATGATTTGTGTGGTGTTCATGGTTAGGCTCCATCTCTTGTTAGTGTGGGGATAGTATGCACCATCCCCGGACGTTCGTTTTAGCAATTCGTGCTATCAAAGGGCGTCTAATTCCGCCTCAATGAATTCGTACCACTCGTGGCCGTTAACGGGATCGTGTTCGGTTCCATGCAGCCAGTCCGTATGCGCGGCACAGAATTCACCGGATTTGTTGAAGTAAAAGTCGGCCCATGACCGCGCCCAATCGCCGACGCCAGCGAACGTACCGAACTTGCGGATGTATGCATCGGTGTATCCGCGCTGCTTCGCTATGCGCTTCAGTGCGCGAACCAGCAACTTGCGCTGCGACGCCTTCGATACTTTCCGCAGGTGGAAAAGCGCGTTTTCCGGCTCGCCACCAACACGGATGGTCAAGTCTTCGTCGGTGTCCAGCGGGTTGACGATGAATTCGTTCAGGTATCCGCCCTGGATTACGTGCACAGTGCCAAGTGGTTCGTGCACCTCGACGGCATCGAATACGCAGCCGATAAGGTGGCGCTCACGTTCGCGGGCCGCATTGACAACCATAAGTTTGACGGTGTTCATTAGCGGATCTCCTTCACCTGGTGGGATTCAAGAAGGTTGGTTACTTCACTGATGCCGCAGTCCTCGAATTCCTCTTCGGCCCCTGCCGCCACCCTTAATCTGGTGAACCCGGCGTCATCGTCGATTGCGACTTCAATAACCTGCTCGCTCGAAAGCTCGATGTATGCGCAGCCGTAGGAATTCAGTTCTTCCAGCAGTGCGATTAAATTGTCGTTCATTGCGTTGCTCCTGATTGGATTGTTCACTTCAGTAACGCCACTTTATCAAATGACGTTACGGCAGTTTTAACAAAAAGTGCTATTCTTTTTCGCCGCTGAACGCTGCCCGATACCCACGGCGGAACCCGTTAATTTCAGACAGTCGGCATACACCAATGATGATGCAAATCATGCCGATCGCCTGCCAGCCTACGTTGTCATGCAGTACCAGGCCGCCCAGGAAGAAGGCCCAATACAGCGCGAGTTTCTTTTTGCTTACTTTCATACTTTCACCTCAAATAAAACGTTGTTTTCATATGGTCTGTTAAGAAACATCGCTATCTTTTCGTCCGGCATACGGCACGCCAACCAGTTTTCTCCCAACTCCGTTGTTTTCTTGTCGTCCTGCAAAATCCAGACCTCATCCAGGCCGGGGCCGAACCTGGCTTGATACTCCTTACCCACCGTGAACAGCGGAATAAGTGGCCCGTAACCCGCATGGGTGCAAATCACTGTTACTGTTTCCATTAGTAGATCCCGTTAGTCCAAACGTAACCGCGTTCGATTATCTCGCGCAGCCTAACCCTTTTCGGAGATGGGTTAACCCCGTCGCCACCAGTGTAGAACCCTGTTCCATACGCAAAATGAACCTGCTTTGCGAACAGTCCGCCGCGCGCCTGGATGTAAAGGCGGTTTCGTCTGGCAAAACTTATAAGCGTCCTGATTTGCTCAAACGGCTCGCCCTTAATCTTCGAGATCTTGCACAACACTGGCTTTTCGCCAAATTGCCCGGTTAAGCAGTGGCGATCGAAGTCTGATAAACGTATCATCAGGACACCTCAAAGCTGATTTGCGAAGATGTGCCAGACGTGATCTTCTGGCGTGCGTTTCATTAGTTTGTGCGCCTTGCGTGCCATGCGCTTATAGTCGCGGGCGGTAAGTTTCGTTGGGTCGGCAACGAACGATTCGACAATCAACCCCTCGTAATGGTATTCCGGCAGCCATTCCCGATGGGTTCGCCATTCGTTGAAAGTGGTTAGCGGGAGGACGGAATGCAAGTCACTGTGAAGGTGCTCCCCTCGCTCGCCGTAATGGAACGCCCCGCGCATTTTGCCATCATTGCCTACGTGCAAAAGGTGAATGCGGCTTTTCTTGCCTTCGAAGTTGGTTCCGACGATGGCGACGACTGCGTTTTTGACGATCTGCTTCATGGTAAATCTCCGTTGTTTGGTATGTGGCCATTATGCCCGATCTGCTGACCGGGCGTTTAACAAAAAGTGCTATTCAGAAACCGAGTGCCTCACGCTCCAGGCTGGCCAGCGACGGGAAGCTGAATTTTGTAACGTGGTACGAGCCGCCCACATAGCCGGAAATGCTGATATTGTTGAACTCAACCTCAACACTGATAATCTTCATGTTCTTGCTGAAGGCGTACATTGCAAGCGCACGGTGCGCCCGCGCCAGGAATTCGAATTGGTTCATTTAAAGATCGCCCCTTTGATTTTGCTCCAGAAAGCGAAAGGATTGCGCTTCGGTTTCAGTTCCACGATATCATGATCGAAGAATCCGCGATGCTTGCCGCAAAGCGAAGGCTTAACGCCATCCGTCACGAGGTCGCCAATGAAGAACCATTTGCCGCCATCCATGAAGTAAAGGCCGACGCATACGCCGGGCGCGGCATGAGTTGCGGTATCTGGCAGGCTGTATACCTTGCCGCGAGATTTGAATTGCTGCATTATCCTGTCTCCTTGCATAATTTGGTCGTTAATCGACTTCGTGATAATTATGCCCGATCCTCTGACCGGGCGTTTAGCAATGCGTGCTATTTCAGGCCGCGAAGGTCAATCTTCGATTTTGCCCAATCAGGGAAGCGAGCCATTTCGCCCACCTGAACCATTTTGTTTCCGCCAGGCCCCTTATCCACCCATGAATCAGGCGAGTAGCTCAGTAGGCGAACATTCTCAACGGTCGACTCATATGCCCAAATTGAGCCGTCGGCATCAATGGCAACCGTGTTGGCCCAAACTGGCACGTCAAGCGACTGCATATCGAGCGTGCCAGGGATGTTAATCTGGAAGGCTACAACGTGGCGCTGCGTGATGGTGGCCACTACTTGCTCGCCGGATTTAACTTCGTGAATCATTGCGTTCTCCTTACAGAAACATTCCGGCCAGGCGCAGGCGGTTGATGATATCGTCACGCTTGACGCGGAGGCCGTCATAGTAGTCTTCGAGTTGGGGATCCCATGACGGCAGTTCAAGCAGTGCTTTCATCTCATCGCAGGCTACTTTAAGCGCGTTGAAGTTCTGCTCGACGGCGCGACGGTGGGCTGCTGCGTTCAGTTCGTTGTTGTGGTTGCCAATCATGTTTTTTTGCTCCTCTGTTTCGATGGGGTAATAATACCGCATTGCCCCGATCGAGTTTTAGCAAAAAGTGCTATTCGTGCTTCTTGAACTCGTGAACCTGGTTCCCACCGGAATGGTCTTCAATATCCACTCGGTCGCAGGTCATGTAAAAGCCGCGAATGACGGTGACGCGCCACTTGCCTAACCAGTGGAAGTAAACTCCGTGTTCGCTGCCCTGGACGGCTTTGGTTGATGAGTATGGGATCGGCATCCCGGCGAAGGTGCGAAGTTGAAGTGTTCTGTTAAAGCGTGGCATGGTTGATGCTCCTCTCGTTGGTGATGTGGTGATAATACCCGATCCCTCTGACCGGGTTTTAACAAAAAGTGCTATTGCGGATAGTCGAGGCTAACGATATTGTCGGCGCTGTCAAGCATCATCTGAAGCACGTTAGGCGCTCCGATGAACTCCGGTCGCGTCACTGCCTGGCCCGTTTCGGTAACGTGCTGGATGTATGACTCAGAATCTGGAAGAAATGACATCAAAAGCAAGTCACCTGTAACGCATTCTAAGGCGCTTAAATTTTCTGCCTGTGATGCATTGATTACTGCGTCGATAACGTCCTGCTCGCTTACTGGCTCGCTTCCCAGGCGCATTGGTGCCGCCGGGTCGTTTTGGTCTGGATATAGTTTCATGGTTATTCTCCTGTGATTTTGGCTTTCAGTGCCATTGTGTAACCGTTATAAAGCAGGCCTTTTGGCATCACTTCGTCAACGATCGACAAAACCCTTTCCCGTTCAGAGTGAACGCCCTGCTGCCTGTAAGCATCGGCCTCCAGGTCACGACCCGCGCTATCATCGAACTCAGTGGACACGATGATTAACCCAGCCCCCAGGCTGACTCGCAACACTTCTCCCGGCTCCAGAAGTTTCAGCAACGGCCTGCGGAAATGGTTGTCGACCGGATGAACGCCGAACTTCTCCGCGAACTCCTCCGCCGTCATCTGGATACGCCGCCCGCCATCCAGGAACATGCGCCGGATCTCGGACGAACGATTGCCAGTGAATGTGCCTTCCGGCTTCGCGGCTTCCTGGCTCCGCCCGGCTGGCCTGGTGGTGTCACCAAACGTGATGGATTGCAGCCATTCATGGTAAGCGGCTTGCTTTTCTGCGTCGTACTTCATCCACTCGGACACGTCGACTTCTTCGAACTCATAGCCTTTATATTGCATTTGTGTTTCCCCCACATTTACGGCGTTTGGTAATGTTTCGGAAGGTGATAATACAGGCCGCAGGCCTTGCCGTCAAAGGGTTTCGGCGTGTTTGGGAAGATTTGCTGTCATCCCCTATATATCCCTATGTACATTTTTTCGCGGCGGAACATCTAAAAACTATGGCTTGCGCAAGGAGAATCCATAACCTCCCCGGAGAAATCTTACCAAACATATATAAAGATAAAGAGTAATAATAATATTATTATTATTTATCATATACTTACTATCTATATATGGGCTTATATTGGTCATTTTTTGCGCAACTTTCCGGTAAGATTTTTCCTCCCCCACATTCCCACACGCCCTAAATGTTGGGGAAACACACGCACCGTTTTGGCAGGATTCGAACGGCAAATTATGTGCATGGTGCATACATCTATGCCATTCGTTGCAAATCATGAAACACTCCCAAAATCGTTGCACAGAATGAAACAATCAAAAGCAATCATGATTCGTCAAAACTAATCACCGGGGAATCAGGTGCAATCACCATCTATTCCACTATTCCGAATCGGTGGAATAATCAGCAATCGCAGGAATAGCATTTTTTGTCAAAACCCACCCGATCGACTTTGCTATGATTACTTCAACGAAAAGAATTGAGCCAAAGGGGCTAAAGCTATGAAACTTCAACGCGAATCAATCAACCTGGGCAGCGAGTATAACGGCAAGTGGAACTTCGTTATCATGGATAGCGACGCCGACAAGATCGAGGCGGTTGAGGAAGCGTTATGCGAAATGGCCACTGGCTTCTCTGTGGGCGGCGAAGAGAAAACCTGGGGCGACTACTGCGACCAATGCCCTTGCTATGATGATGGCTATGGCTCAGGCTTCTGGATTCCGGTCGAAGATGTTCCGGCCTTCAAAGAGGCGTACAAGGCAGCGAAGAAAGCAGTGAAATAAGCACGAATTGCTAAACGCCGGGCCGAAAGGCCTGGTATAGTTAACCCATCGAAACCAGTCAGGAGAATCAACATGAAAGCATTTGCGGATGTAGTCGTCGGGGATAAAATTCAATATGGCGCAAGCGATCTGTTCCGTACCGTAACCGATATCGAGAAGGGGCGCGGCGTCAATGGATTTACTGTCTTCGTGGTGCTCGACGGCGTTGCACGCTTTGCGGTTGACGCTCGTGATTGGGTTTTCTGCATCGAGAAGGGCCAGGTATGAGGAAACGGCGGGCCGGGGAGGTGGTTTGCACCTGCGATGCTTATCCCTTCCCTCATCGAATGTTCGGCGGTTCATGCAACGGGATCGCCATTGTCATTGCCAGCGTTGGCGGCGCGGAGTGCCAGCATTGCCAGCTACTGAATAACGGGTCGTGCGAGGTGCTGGCGGGTATCGAGAATCCGATCGAATGCCACTATGTCGCCGACTTCATCCACCAAAACGAGGTTAAAATATAATGCGAACAGTTACCATTTCGAACAGCTTTTCCTACATCATCGGATCGCCTGAAGAGCGTATCAAGGCCATGCGCGACAAGGCGACCAATGACGTTACCGACGCCTTCAGTGCTGCTGCCAAAGCTGCGATCACGCATTACTACGGTCGTGGCCCGGAAGAGTTCAGCGCAGACAATGCGCCCTTCCTGGTGGTCAAAAAGGAGGGCGGTAATGTCTGGCAAATCAACGACAAGCAGACTGGCGAGTTTATCTTCGGATCGGTTCCGTGCCGGGTAGGAAGCAACGATGTTACCATCCAGGAACTCGGCGATCATGAACCTCGCGTTCAGCGCACGATCTACATCAGCCAGGATTACGCGACCTGCGTTCCGGCATAGCACGTTTTGCTAAAACAACATGGCGGGATAGTGGCATACTATCCCCACACCAACAAGCGAAGGAGCTAAACAATGAACCATCCGAAGACTGATTCCATTCTCGCCGTCCTGAACGCGCATGGCCGCGTCGTTCTCCGCATGAACCGCGCCTCCGGCTTTACTCAGATCACGATAACGAAGTCGAAAGTCCGCTACATCATCGGGACGGTTCCGGGCGCTCGCCTCGTTCAGTCCTCCCTGGCTGGCGTCACGCTGACGCTTGAATCGAACAGAATGTTCATTGAGGCGTGGAAAGCATGAAAGACAAGGTTATTTACTGCATGTTCGACGGATCGGGCATCATGGGCCTGCCGTGGGCCATCAAGGGATGCAAGGTGTATTGCTTCAATGCCGACTCCGGCGACCACGGAGAATATAGCATTCGAATGGTTCACCCCAATATCCAGTATGTTAACATTTGGATCGACAAGGATTTTGACGTGAAGCGATCGATTCTCGGCATTCCCGATCCTGACTTCATTTTCGCGTTCCCGTCATGCACGCTGTTAGCGCATAGCGGAATCAAGCACGTAAGGGAAGATAATGACGTTCTATCAGCCGCAGATGATGCGAAGATGGTCGAGCAATTAGGCAATAAGTATGGTTGCCCCTGGATGGTCGAAAACCCGGTTGGAAAATTGTCGTCACTATGGCGCAAGCCTGACTTCTATTTTCACCCGCGCGACTTCGGCGGCTATGTTTCTCCGAACGAACCTGTGTGGCATCCCAAAATGCCCCACTGTGACAATTACACGAAGAAAACGTGCATATGGCACGGAAATGGTTTTGTCGAACCGAAGCGGCTCCCTCCGCCGGACGGAGTAGAAGGCGTGAATTTCTTTTGGGCCTGGAAGTTTTTGGGCGGAAGGTCAGAAAGGACTAAAATGCTGCGCTCCATTACTCCGCGAGGTTTTGCCCGCGCCGTGTTCCAGGCGAATTATCGAGAATAGCACGAATTGCTAAAACTACCCGGCGAAAGTCGGGTAGCATTACCACATAGAAACGCAACGGAGTAAACGGAAATGAAATTTATTATCTTGATGATGTTAACTATTTTGTGTATGTCCGGGCCTGGTGGTTTTATCTTTGCCGTCATGCTGTTAGTTGTTGCCGGGATTATTGATATCCGCCATCACCATGTAATGACTGATTTAAGGCTCAATCGCCTGATTAATGATATCAAGGCCGCTTGCGAAGGCATGGAAATAAAGGTGGTGAAGAAATGATATCTCAAAAACTCGCCGAAGTATGCCGCGAAGTTCTCAGGATGAATAATGGCGGCGCAACCCTGGCTGCGATGCAAAATAAAATTGAGTCGCACGTTGGCTTTAAATTGAGTTGCAGAAATAAAGCTGACTTTCTGGATCTGGTTAACCTGTATATCGAGATGGGAGAAAGAAAATAAATGGCGAAGTCAATCAAGATTAAATGCACGTCAAGTCGTGCCGTTAACATCAATGAAAACAACCTTTATTCCGCCCGCGTCGACGATGAAGGCAACGTGTCAATGATGGTATATGACAGCGTAGAACTGAAGAAGAAGCGCGTTATTTTGTCGGTGGGCGTTAGCGGTGAGTTGTTTATTGCTGGCGACGGCGGAGCGGCGGTTGCGACGTTCATCGAACTCAAAACCAAAACGCTAAAATGCGTCGGCCTTGACCACAGCAACCCGATGAAAAAATCATTCAGCGTCGGCAAGCGCTACCAGGTTGAAAGCGGTCGTGCGCTCGGCGCGGTTGCTGGATACATCTTCGACCGTGACGGATGCCGCTGGACGCTGTACCGCGAGGAAGTGGGCTTCAGTGTATCTGACGGAACGACTTTCGAAGCTAAATACCTGTGACGGGCTCGGGGCCATGCGCCCCGATAATCCAAGCGCGTTTTTCAAGCGTGTTTAGATTATCACTGGATCTCGGATTTAATACGGCATATGATTAGCCGAACGATTAACCAATCAGGAGCAAGGGCATGTTTTTAAATGACCGCGTATCACCGCAAGATATTATCGCCATCGCAGAAAGGGAGGGGATCAGTCCCCTTCGCGTTGCGATTCGTGCGAACGGGTATCGTGACTCCGTTTCATTCTGGCCAAAGCCCAAAGATATCGACGTAAACGCGGATAAATACCCAACAATCTCGATCGCCAATGATTACGATGTGGTCGGCAAGCTGGCGCTAAATGCAGCGCGTTCTGTTCAGTTCCCGGAATCATCCGCTTACATGCACTTTCTCGGAACCGTGTCCGCCGCGATGATGGGTCGCTTTTGGGTCGAGTACCACGGCAGCGAGCAACCGACAACGCTTTACGTTATCACGTCGCAGCCGCCTTCCGCTGGTAAGTCTGCCATTAACTCGCTGGCCATCGATCCGATCGTCGCCGAAGTCGAGCGCATTAACGAGTCTCGCAAGAAGGAGCGTAAGAAAATCATGGCGAAGCTGTCCGCCAACAAGCAGGCGCTCAAAGGGGAGTTATCGCAATCTGATATGGTGAAACTTTTCGAAGATCGTGACGAACTGGAAGAGAAACTTGAAAAATTATGTGATCTAACTTTTCCGGTATCCGATACCACCCCGGAAGGCCTGGCGAAGATTAACAACCGCCAGGGAAACTTTGCCGTTATTTCCGATGAGGCGACGGCGGTTAACAGCCTTTTGGGGATCACGTATGGAAACGATGGCGGCAAGAAGACGAACAGCGAACTGGTGCTCAAAGCATGGGATAAAGGCCACGTATCGATCGCTCGTGCCGACGTTAGCAATAATATGTCATTCGTGGCTTTGGGCTGCATTTGCGTAATTGCACAGGATGAAACCATCGACGCCATTATGCAGGCTGGTTCTCGCGGGATCGGTGTCTCGGAGCGTTTCCTTTTGGTTCGTGAGCAAACCCGTTTGGGTGAGCGCGTGTTCATCGACGAAAACGGGAATTCGACCTATGAGCCGATCGACCAGTCACTGAAGGCAGATTACTTCCGGCTGATTCATGACATTATGAGCGAGTCAAACGTTAAGTTGCAGGTTACTGACGCGGCCATGCGGAGACTGAACAAGGCCCGCCAGGAGTTAGAACCAGAGTTAGGCGACGGCGGCAAGTATTCGCATACTATGCTTCGCGGTGCGATGGGTAAGTTTGATAAGCAGGTTATGCGTCTGGCGTCCGTGATTCACACGATCCGGAACTGGCAACCCGGCGGGAAGCGCTCGAAGAAGATCGACACGGCAACCATTGACGAAGCGATCATCATGTTCCATGAATTGAGCAAAACGTATTTGTCGTCTGCTGACTCTTCAGGCTTTGCTGGTGAGGGAGCGGAAATTAAAGCGCTGTATGACGTTATCGCCAGTCGTTGCAAACAGGCAAAAGGTGTTATGACCGTCCAGGGCATTTATAACGCCTGCCGTAACCTGAAGATCTTCAAAGGCCAGGCCGGGGTGAGCAAAAAGATTAAGGAACGCTTATTGCCGAAGATGGAGGAATTAGGCTTTATCTGCGTGATGGATTCCGAAGTCTTTATCAACCCGTCGTTCATGAGGTAATTGATGTTCATTCTTGACATTTACAAGTTCTGCGAATCTCGCCGGGAATTCACCCGGCAGGATTTTGCGAAGTTCGTCTATACGCACCGCGAAGCGCCTCGCCTGGCAAAAGCCGCCAACGTGTCGCAACGTATGTTCGCCTCAATGGTCTCTAAGGAGTTTTTAGCGCGAAGCTATACGAATGGATACCTTGACGGAAAAAACGGCGCTGTGTGGTGTACGGGGCCGGATAACAGGGAAATAGGCTTTGATTTCCGGTCATTCGATGGGATGGATAACAGATATATGTGGGAGATGATGCACCTTGACCAACTCAGTGATGAACAGCTTTTCGGGAAACCAGGTGGAAGATCTGATAACGGAAGTTCACAGGCTTGTTTGCGTGAAACAGATCACACCAGAAAATTACTTGCGTGCCGCGCTCATCTTGCTCTATCAAGGAATGGCCGCAACCAACACGGTTGAACATGGTCTTAACGATGAAGACGGAGTAGCGCTATTGCACGTCAAGCGGTACATATAGAAAAAGGGGCATTACGCCCCTTTGTTTTTTCGTTCACGCCAAAGACCGAACACCCCGATCGCTAGCATTACCACCCCAACACCACCAATCAGCCACGGAATCAGGCTTCCGCTTTCATCGTTACGAATCTCGATCTTGTCCGCCGTGATCTGGTTGGCGTGAATGCTGGAGGTCGTCACCGACTTCTTGTTCGACGTGTCAACCTTCCCTACCGCAGACTCTTTGAACGTGGTCTCCTGCTTGCTTGAGGTGTCCGTTTTGTTGGTCACGCCAACCGCCTGTTTCACGTTCTCCGCGCCGACTTGCGCCGTCATATCCGGCTTGCTACCAACCAGATCGGAAAGGATTGGGACGCTTGACGCGCAACCGGAAACGACGGCAGCCGCCCACACGATAAAGCCGATGGCCAGCGCTCGTTGAAAGTTTAATGTGCTCATTTCAGATCCTTAATGCATAGTTGATATTCCTGAACCCGGCGATTATACAAGCCTTTCGACTTCTCCATCTTTCCCGTTTTCGGGTTGCGGTAGTACGTCCAGCGATATAGCTGCTCGCACGCCTCGCGCAATCGGCCCTGGTTCGTTAATTTCAGCATGGTGCTGCCAGAATATGCGCCGCCGCCAGCGTTGAACGTGAAGCTATACATCGACGCCCTGAAGGTGTCCGGAACATCGACTTTGATTTTGCTGTCAACGGTTCGCTTCGCCACCTGGATATGCTTGGTTAAAAGCGCGTCGCACTCTGACCGGGTATAGGTTTTCCCCTTGATAACGTCCGGGCCTGTGATGCCTTCGCATACTGTCGGGACGCCAGCGATATCCATATAAACATTGTATTTCGTGTCCTCCACTTTGGGGAGGAACGCGACCGCGATCGCCACCGCCGCCGCGAATGTAACCCGCGTTTTAATCCCCATGTTATTTACTCCTGATCTTCACCGCCGTTTTGATATCCCCGGCTTCCAGCGCTTCACGAAGCGCCTTTGAATCTCGCCAGCGCAACCACGCGCCGAAGGAGCCGAATAGAACCATGAAAAATAAGCCAATGGCAGCAATGATTAATTGCCCGGTTGCAGATCCCGCGAGGGCAACGCCACCGCTGCTATTGGTTGCCGCGTTGATGAATTCCCGCATGATATGCAACCTCTGTTAGTTAAATGGTAAGGTGATGATATATGCATTAGGCCAAATTAAGAACAAAAAAAAGGGAACCCATCAAGGTTCCCAATAGTTAAGGTGATGATAATAAAGGCATTAACTTTATAATTTTAATGCAACATCTGACACCATATCAAGGATTTTTTGCGCGTCGTCTTCCGGCTCGCCAGTGGTCATATCAAAATCGAGTTCATGGTAAGTGTCGCAAATAAGATCCGGGCGTCGAATATGCTTGCGGCTATCACCCTCAAAGGTCATGCTGTCACGATGAAGGCGGACGACAAACACGTTAAGCGCCTCATGCGCTGCGACGTGCTCCACCTCCTCATCGAATCCGCCGTCGCTGACGATGCAGTTAAACGGCGAAGTTAGCGCTGAATCGCAAAGCAACTTGCCGAACTGATTTTTGCCCAGGGTCGGCTTGACGAAATTTTCGCTAATGTGAATCATGAATTCACGCGGAGAACGGTCGCCCAAAAAATCGCATTTCACTTCTTTGTGCTTGCGGTCGTGGTATCGGGCAGTAAAGCGTGCAAAATCAGCAGATCCCAGCACAGCACGAGCAATGGCAAACATCGGCTGTTTGAAGCTAAGGTTCTTGTATTGCCACTTCCGCGAGATGATTTCCGCGATAGTGTCCTTTCCGATGCCCGGCGCTCCGTTGAGGATAATTACATTTTTCATTTGTCTACTCCGTGTGATTTTAAATGATCGTGAAGATTGTCGCCGTAGTCGCAGACCTGGTAAGTCGTGATCCCCAGGCCGCGCAAGTGCGCAATAACATTGGGGGAATCATCCCACGCTGCAACAATGCGATCAAGTCCGATTTTGCGTAACTCCTCCTCCTTGATTACCGTGTCTTTACGGTTATCGCTGGCGCGGCGCATGATTAGGCTGTCATATTTCACCCCGTAGCGGTCAAGCCAAATCATTGTTTCGGTCTTCACCTCATCGGATCGGCCAGTCAGGATGATAACGGTCATTCCGGATCGATAAAGCGCATTCGCCACGTCAATAGTGCTTCGGATTGGGCTGTCTCCAATTGACGCGCCATTAAATTCGCTCCAACTTTCTGTAAGGTGGAGATCTTTTTTCGGCAGCAGGTGCAAGCGGTGGGTTCCATCGGAAAGCGTGCCATCGAGATCGAAAATGCAGATATTTCTATTCATCGGTTTTCCTTGTTGGCCCCTTGCGGGGCCGTTGTGGTTACATGTTCGGGCGGTAGATAAAGCGGCCTACTTCGCCATATTCTTTGCTGTACAGAATCACCGCAGCCTGGCGGTATGAACGCCATCCGCCGCGTGCGGCGTAGGCATCTTTTGCGCCTAACTGGCCATGCACTTCGTCAATGCCTAACGAGTGTTCCGTTACGGTCTGGTGATGCCAGTGGCCGGAATGCGTGTAAATGTAGTCGCACTGGCCGAACTCCTTACGGAAGTCAGTAGCCATCGCAGCAAGGCGCGTTTCCGGCTTCTTCATCGTGTGGCCATGCGTATAGCCCAGCATGGTTTTGCCCCACAAGGTGCGATGCAGGATCGCCGGGCTAACATCAACGAAAACGCGAGGTTCATTCTCATAGAACGCCGCCAGCGCCGCGCGTAGCCAAATCATCCCGGCCTGGTCGTGGTTTCCTTCGATCACCTGCACTTCAACTTCCGCATGATTGTTAAGCAGTAGCGACACGGCGCGACGCAGCGAACGAATGGCAACATAAACAAGTTTAGCGTATCGGCTGTCCTGATCGAGAACGTGACCGCTTGCCGGGGTTACTGCGTCCAGGCCGTCACTGTGAAGGAAGTCACCGCCGACCAACAAAACCGCCTTTTGTGATTGCGGAGCAACCGAAACAGAATAATCAAAGAAGCGGTTTAGAACCTTCTCAGCCGTGCTGGTGTCATAGTTCTCGCCGCATTCGTGCTTGTGCGCCATCGCCCCGATATGCAAGTCGAAGATCGGGTACAGGGCAAGCTGATCTTCAATGTAGAACTTCGATTCATCCAGCGGTTGCGGTTCGGCTCGCGGAAGGTCTTCGCAGAAAGCCGCCTGCGCTGCCTCCATAAGCGCGACCATGCGATCGCGGTCTACTTCCGACTTGACCCACCGAACGACCTCGGAGCCGTCCGCGCGAATCATCGTCGACGTGCCTTTGACGCCGAAGCCGTCCGGGATATGCTTCGCAACGTGGGCGTTTCCGTGTAGGTGCCCCTGTCGCGCCAGGCGAACGCCGCGACGTTCAACGCTTCGAATGTTCATGCCGAACTCTTCCGCGATCTCGCGGTAGGTCTTGCCTTCCTCGCGGGCGGCTAAAAATTCCTCGTCTGTGATTTTAGGTTGCATAATTTATCCCAATTGAATTGCGTAGTTAAAGATTGCGATCGTAAACAGGATCGCCGTAAATAAGATCGCAATATATCGCATTCTTCACTTCACCGCTACTTGTAATATTTCTTCTGCTGCTTAGACTCGTGGATGAACATCTTCAGCGCGTCTGCCTCCGCTCGCGTTGCCACTGCTATTCGCGTGCGCTTCACCGGGCGCTCGTGTAGATAGGTGAGCTTCCCACCAAAGATAATTGATATATCTTTGATATCGAAATACTTTGCGATCTTCACGATATCATCACTTATTCCAGCTTCTTTTGCGTGCTGCCATACGGCAGCGCGACCAGTCTCGACAATCATCATTCGTCACCGTAAATGCAAAAACCTTCGGCCATTTGCTCATACATGGCCACACTTTCCAGGCCGTACCCGGCGCGAAAATAAATCTCACCGACTACACCATCAAGGCCATTATCTGAAGGGTTCGCCATGTAGTCGGCCATGCACAGGCGAGAAAGGTTAACCAGGTGGCGCGATACTACTTGCGCTTTTGCTGGCACGATCTTGATGGTGTCTGTAATGGTTTTGGTTTTCATGGCGTTTGCTCCTGATTGGTTGATGGGGTAATAATACCCGCGCGCGGCGGGTATTGTTTAGCAATTAGTGCTGTTTTGCGAAATACTCCGCGCCTTCATGCGATTTAAATTCAATCAATTCTCGTTCAAGAATTTCTGGCCAGTCAGCGACCGGGGTTCCGTTGTCCATGAACTCCATGTAGGTTCCGTCGATGGTGTCAGCAAAGGCTAACTTTTCCTCATCCGTTCCAATGAAGCCGTATTTGTCCAGCAATTCAACCACGATCCGAAGATACTCGGTGAAAGATTCTATCTGTTCCATTTTTCAGATCCCACGTTTGCGCATACGCTTTTTAGCTAATGACGGGCAAATCTCGCTTACCGGAATGTAAAGCGTCTTTTGCTCCTCTCCCGGCTTGAGCTTGCGCATGATGAAAATAACACTTCCTTTATTGTTGTTGTCTACTGGCTTCCCGCTTAATCCATTGATGAATGCGAGGCGACCGGATCGGCTTAGTTGCGTTCCGTCTTCATCCTCCGTGACGTCTGCGACAATCCAAATGATCTCAGCCGCTGCCTTTTGTGCGTCTCGGAACCACGCCGTAGAGTTGTCGCCGGGAAGCAAAATATCGATCTGGTTGTCATGTTCCATCTGCTCAATGGCTTTCAGCACAAAGGGATCCGGGAACGAGTAAGGAGGGTTAAGCCAGACGTGCTTGTTTTTTCCCCACCAGCGTTTAAGGCAATCCGTTTTTTCGTCGTAAAACTTCGCACAAACTGCGTTGCTTTGGTCTGCGGCGGCGTCGAGGTCGTAAGGGCCATAACGCTCTTCCATGTATGCGATCAGGCTGCGATCTGTCGCCCACTTATCGCGCACGATATCAGGCGTTTTACTACCGGCGTATCGGTTGCCCGTAACCTGGTAAAACTTGTCTGGCCTGACAGCCTGATAGTGTCCGCCAGTAGCAAGGGCATTGCCAATAAACGTTTCGCGCTCCAATTGCTCAAACGTGATGAATGCGTCACGAGTGTCTTTGTCTGCTATATCTTTCATTTAGAAGCCCTTAAAATGACCAGCAAGAGTAATTACCCAAAGGCCGAAGCCAGTGGCCACAATACCAAAACCGATTGATGCGATTACCCACAAGAAGTTTTTCATGATGTTTCTCCGTTCTTCGTTTCGATGGGGTAATAATACCCGGCTTTCGCCGGGCGGTTTTAACAAAAAGTGCTATTTGATGGCATCGCAGAAAGCGATCTTGAATTGCTCGAAGCCATAGGCCACGGCGGCGAATCCGCCGCGACGGCGAACGGCAGCAAGGAATTCCCTTTGCTCCTTGCTCACTGGTGACGCCTGCGCCTTGCCCTGGCGCTTTAGCTCGATGGCCGCGAACGGGTATTTGCCGCCGAACCCAATCAGGATCAGAATGTCGCTAACGCCCTTCAGCAACCCCATTTGATGATCGATAACCGCGCTCGCCTTGTGCTTACTCCCTTCGTTAACCGTATGCCAGAACAGATAATCAGGGTATTCGTGCCGCAGCCACGAAACGCTATTCATCTGATCGATTTTCTCAAGCGGGCAAGCCTTTACAGGCCCGCCGTAGTATTCGAGATAATCACCTTTATCAGTAATCACTATTCGTCTCCAAAATCTTTGCGTGAAATAATATCTTCCTTCTTACCGTTAACGCGATGAGTTACGCGCTTCGGCGCTCGGAAGTAATGCGCATTCTCAAGGATTTTTCGCGCATTTTTCATCCCGCCCAGCTTGCCGCGCATTACTGCGTCGTTAACGTGCTGGAAGACTGCCTTTTGCCGCCACAACTTGCCGCAAATCTGATTTTCTGATTCAGGGAAGAACTTCTCCCTTGCGGTGAACCGCTCGCCATCATGGTTCAGTAACACGTAATTGAAGATGATCCCGGACTGATTGCGAGTCAAGCCGATATCGAACCCGACAACATCATACCAGTCATTCTGCGTGTAGTGCTTCCCGGTGAGATTGTCATTGGGGTCTTTAAGCTGCACCCCGCAGCATCTGCACTGGCGAGCAACAATATCGTTTTCAGCGTAACACCCTTTTACTTTAATCTTCCCTGTTCGTGGGTCTTTCTGGTCTTCGCAGCGCTGCGAGATCCAGAAGTATTCGCAACGATTACCGTTGCTGTCTTTGTGGATGCATCGGCGGGCGTACTCGCTATTTTCTCCCTTGCATACCGGGCAAATTTTCGGGCCGTTCTTGCTGCTCTTGCGTCTTTGGTATTGCGCCTGCTCAAGAATCGGATCGAAATATAGCTGGCCCAAATCGTCCATAGTCCCGGCGAAGTCCCAAACTAAATGGTCTTCCTTCACCCACGAGTAAGGCGGCTGTTTTTGCCAGTCCTTTAGAAGTCGCATTCCACGACCCAAAAGCTGAATAAGCAACGTAAGCGATCCGATCTTGCGCAATATCACCGAAAAATCCCAAAACGGAACGTTAACGCCAGTGGTTAGGGCCATCACCTGGAAGATGTATTTAATCTCCCCGCGATTCGCCTTATCCAAAATTTCTCCGCGTTTCTTTGAGTTGGTCTTCTCGGTGATGATCGCGTATGTGGCGTCCGGCGGTAAGTAGCTTGCCGCTTCCTTGCAATGCCGCTGGCCAGCGCAAGTTATCAGAACGCCGTTTCGGGTTTTCGCACGCTCCACGACCTTTTGCATAATCAGCTTCGTCATCTCGCCGGATTCATGGATTTTCTTTTCCATCTTGCGCAATTCTTCCGCGCTAAAATCCTGCGTACCGTCCTGACTGGAGCCGTGGAATTCTGAAAGATCATAACCCAACCCATCTGCCTCGGTATCGCCGAAAATGGTGGGAACAACCGATCCGAACTCGACAAGATAGTTTGTGTTAATGTCGGTGATCTGCTCGCGCCAGAATCCAGGCTGCGTCTTGTCTTCCTGCAAGATGGGAATCACCCCGCGAAACTCCGAACCCGTATAACCGACGATGCGAAGTTCTCGCCCTGTCTTCTCAAGGCACCTCCGCATTAACTCGCAAATGACGATCGTGTACTGCGTGCGACCGCCGCCGAATTCTACGTCGTCGAATTTTTCGTCGTATTGGTAGTCGGCATCGACCAGTTCACCGTTCACGCGATACGGCTTATCCTTCGGTCGGCTCATGTACTCGAACGATTCATTGTTGGCGATCGCCTCCGCCAAATCTTGCCAGTCAACCTGGTGGCATTCGTCAATGGCCAGAACTGAAGGCACGTAGTCGCCCAGCATTTTAAACAGGCCATTAACCACCGTCCCTTCAGATCCGACGACGATCGGGAAGTATGCCGCCTTTGTGCCTAACCCGGCGCAATAAACGGAGTTGGGAACATCGAGGTTACTGATCTCCTCGGAATCCTGCTTCACGATCTCGGCCTGGCGAGCAAGAACCATCATGGGTAAGTTCATTGCCTTGCACTGCGCCGCGAGCATGGCGATCATGATGGTTTTCCCGGCGGAAACCGAAGCCTTAATGTAAAAAGGATGTTCATATTTTGCGATCCGCTTCGCGGTCTCAATATACGCAACCGCCTGATACGGGTAAGGAACGATATTTCCGACGGTGAACCGCTTTTGTATTAACGGGATCTTGTCTGCGTAGGCTTCAATTTGTTGTTCAATTGTGAGCATGGGCAATCCTAATTTGTCATTCGCATAGTTGCGTGTATAATACAGGGAACATTTTATCAGGTTTAACAAAAAATGCTATGAGGGTTAAATTATGGAACAAATGGCAAAGATTGATAAGCGAACCTTGAACGGCAATAACGGAACATCGCGCGGGAAAGATAAGAAGAAACGCAAGCGACCGACTGGTTACTACGTGCTGAAGGATGAGGTTCGCGCCGGGTTGACTGCGCGGATGGAGCTGGTTATTGATGCCTTCGGTGGTATCGCTGGAACGGCAAAAGAGTTGGGGGTTAGCATCCAGGTTGTTCAGCAGTGGCGTAAGCGCGGCATGATCTCAGCCGATGGCGCTTATCTCGTACACAAGAGCTACCGCCGGAACAATTGCAAAGGTTTCCGCGCCTCATTCTGCCGACCAGATTTAAGGTTTGACAGCAACGGAAAGCCAGTGACGCGCCGATGCGACCGCCGGGAAATGCTCCGCGTAGTCCGATAGCACAATTTGTCTAAACACTAAACGCCTGCCGGGTTATCATTCTCGTGTAGGCGTTTTTTATTTGGAGGTAACGACGTGGATTTTTACGATGAAAAAGAGGTTTTGCCGTACATGGCTGGCATGTGGCGCGAAGCGTTGCAGAACATTTGCGGCATCCACTCTCGATACTTCAACGGCAAGCATCAGGACTGCCCGAACTGCGGCGGCAAAGACCGATTCCGCTGGACTGACAAGTTAGAAACGCGCGGCGACGGCGGAGCATACTGTGGCGGCTGCGGTGCTGATAAGGGGATCGGCTGGTTAATGAAGTTAAGCGGCCAGCCGTATAGCGAATGCATCAACATTCTTGGGCGCTATCTCGGCAAGGTTCCGCAAGAATACGTGGTCAAGAGAAACAAGCAGGTAGCTCGTGATAACGGGTATGACTACGGAAAGATGGCGGATCATGAAAGAGTGCTGGCAGTTTTAAACAGAACGGAGGCCGTCGATAGCACGCCTGTAACGCTCTATGAGGGCATTGAAAATGAGCATATCAAATCATATCAGGTTGGCGTAAAAACTCACGAGAACGGCAGACAGGAGCTAATTCACGCGCTACCGATGCAACTCGTTCATGAAGATGGGCCGGATGATGAGTATTGCAATATCCTGTTCATTGATGAAGAAGGCAGGGAGAAGATGTTAGCTGGAGATCTGACCTTCGGATCGGTGATAGTGACCAATCAGAGCGACGACGGTAACGGGCCGATTTACCTTGCTCGATCCTGGATTGAGGCGATGCACTTCAATATTGCCAGTTCGTTCAAGTGCGACGTTTGGGCCTGCATCATACCTTCAAACGTCGAGATCGTGGCGTACAGGTATAAAGGCAAGGGCGGAGAAGGTAAGCGAGAAATGCGGGTAGTTTGCCGTCGTGGAGATAGGGATATGCTGGCGGCTGCCGACGATCGGGATCTAAAGGTTATCGTTCCGAACGGTGACAACTTCAAGCTCGGCTTTGAGCGTAAGTTATACAAGGCATCATCTCTTCTCTGATTAAATATTGACCAGAATTTAGGTAAGATTGAGAAAATCAGTCTTACCTTTTTTTATGCCTGAAATTCAGTGGCTTGCAACTGGTCGAACCACTTTACGTAAGATTTAGTAAGATGAATCTTACGTAAATTTCGCGCAAAATTTAACCAATTAACCGCAATATATAGATAGTAAGTATATGATAAATAATAATATTATTATTATTGTTATATCTCTCTATACTTATCTTGGTAAGATTTCTCCGGGGTGCGTGTCTTTTTTCGCTGGATTTCGCGCCAGATTTTTCATGGATATTTACCTATAGGGATCTTACCATCTTACCTATTTGCATTAACTCGATGAAATATATAGGAAAAATCACGTAAGATGCATCTTACTAAATCTTACGTAAATTTCGCTCATTTTTTAACCAACTACGGATAGCACTTTTTGACTTGCGCCGTGAATCGTCATGCGTATACTTAACGCAACGAAACCACAAATGGAGCAATATCAATGGCTGAAGCAATTTTCAGGGCATACACCAGCAGTGAATTGACTAACGAGCAATATCACGATCCTAACTCCTGGTGCGCGGAGTACGTTAGCGGCTCAAGCCTCGGCGAGATTTACGCAACATCCCCGGCGCACTGGAAATACAAGGTGCGTGAGGAAACCGCCGCGCTGGCGTTCGGAACCTGTTCGCATACATGTATGCTTGAGACGGCAAAGTTTAATGGCGAGTACCTACGGGCGACTTCTCCGGGCGATGTTAAAGATCTGATTACGTCGAAGTCGGCATTGTCTGCGAAGCTGAAAGCGTGTGGCCTGATTGGGACGTCCAACAAGGATTACCCGGAACTTCTGGAAATGGCATATCGCGCCGGGATTGACGTAAATGTTTGGTGGGCTATTGAACTGTGCGACGAAAGCGCCGCGATGAACTCCGGGCGCAAGCTGGTTAAGGATGTTGATTTCGATGCCGTTGTTCAAATGCGAAGCGTGATGTTGGCCAACCCGCGACACGCCGCATGTATCGAATCGCCTACTGCACAGCGTGAATTGTCAATCTTCGGTGAGATCTTCGGCGTCAAGGTCAAGGTTCGACTCGATCATGTTGACGTGGTTTCCGATCCCGAACTCATCAAGGAGTGGGGGTTCAACCCGGATGAGGTTTTCGAGGTCGTGGTGATTACCGACTACAAAACCACGCAATCTTCCAAGCCTGACGATTTCGGGCGACTAGCCTTCAACTTGGGCTACTATCTCAAGATGGCATTGCAGCGCGATCTGTTCGTGAAGACCTACAACGAAAAACGCCCGGTAGTTGTCAGACTGCTAACGCAGGAGAAAAAATCACCGTTTGCTCCGCTGGCGTTCACCCTGACCAGCCAGCAGATCGAGATCGGTCGCAAGCAGTATCAAAGCGTGATTCATCAGTATGCGGAATGCGTGAAGCATGATTCATGGCCATCATATGAGTCAAACGCGGCGGAAGTCGTTTTGCCTACTCCGCAGTTTGTGAAATACATGTTCCCGGACGTATACGGCACAAATAGCTAAACACTGGTGCGCACTTGTGATATAGTGCGCATTACCAATCAGGAAAAGGAAACTTTATCATGCGTACATCTGAAAAATTCACCACCATTGCAGCCGCATTAATCAAGGCAAAATCTGGCTTCGTGGCCGCAAAGAAAAGCGGGAAGAACAACCATCTTGGGAACACCTATGCGAATCTTGGTGATATCCTCGACGCGATTTCCCCGGCGCTGGAGAAGAATAAAATTATGGTCATTCAATCCATGATGGATACCAGCACCGAAAAGGTTATGCACCTCGAAACGATGTTTCTGCACGAAAGCGGTGAGTTTATGGCGTTTCAGTACAATATGCCGATCAGCAAAACCGTCGAACAAGCATACGGCTCAACAACGTCTTACGCCCGCCGCTATGCGCTGGCCGCAGCGCTCGGCATCAAGCAGGCGGATGATGATGCAGAAATTACGAAAATGACACCGAAAGACTTCAAAAAACGCATTGACGCGTGCGAAGATCTCGAATCGCTTCGGGAGATCTATAAGATGGCGAAACAAACGTTAACGCCTGCGGAATGGAAAATGACGGAAGACGATATCACCAAACGCCAGGCAGAACTGAAAGTCACCCCGGCGAACGGGTTCAATCCTGGCAAGCCGCAAGAGGTTGCGAAACGGGAACCGGAAAAGGTAGAATCGAAACCTGAACCAGAAGCGCAAGATATTTCATCTTTCAACTAATTTAACCGGGCGGGAAACCGCCCCATAGGAATGACAATGCATGTTGTAACAGGTGTAATCCGAAAAGAACCGTACATCAAGGAAGGCAGCAATAACAACGGGCCGTGGAAAATGTACGCCGTAGACCTGTCGGAGCGGATGAAGATCCGCAATCGTGATGGCGAGGACGAAACAATTTACACGAACTACCGCGCTGTTTTCTTTGCCAAAGAAAATATGATTAATTGGTACGATGAAGCGCTTCAAATGAATAAGGTGATCAGCGTCACCTGCCGGACGCTTCAGATCGTTAACCGCGAGCACAACGGCACAATTTACAGCCACAATGAAATGATCATGCCGCAACTCGAATTCAGCCAGCGCGAGCCTTCGCAAAGCGGCGGCGGTAATCAGCAATCCGGGTGGGGGCAGCCTCAACAACCTAAAGTTCAGCAACCGCCAAAACCGCAAAACAGCGGCGGTAATCCGGGGATGGATTTCGATGATGATATCCCGTTCTAACTTGACAACTAAAGGAGCCGAAAGGCTCCTTTTTTTATCGGTTCATTGATGCTATTATCTGCGTTACTCAACCAACATAAGAGGCTTTTAAAATGGCACTATACAGAGAAGGCAAAGCGGCTATGGCCGCAGACGGAACCGTTACCGGGACTGGCACTAAATGGCAATCATCGCTTTCGCTGATTCGCCCCGGCGCGACGATTATGTTTTTGTCGTCACCGATTCAAATGGCCGTCGTAAACAAGGTGGTTAGCGATACTGAAATTAAAGCCATCACCACAAAAGGCGCTGTCGTAGCGTCTAGCGATTACGCGATCCTGTTAAGCGACTCGCTGACCGTTGACGGTCTGGCGCAAGATGTTGCTGAAACCCTGCGCTACTATCAGTCGCAGGAAACCGTAATTGCGGATGCAATCGAGTTCTTTAAGACGTTTGATTTTGAGTCGCTGCAAAATCTTGTCAACCAAATTAAGGCAGATTCAGAAGCTGCTGGCGCAAGCGCCACGGCTGCGGCGGCGTCTGAAAGCGCTGCAAAAACTTCAGAGACCAATGCCAAAGCATCTGAAAATAAGGCGAAGACCTCGGAGACCAATGCAAAGGCGTCAGAAACAGCCGCAAAGACTTCAGAGACCAACGCCAAAGCATCGGAAACCGCAGCGAAGACCTCGGAGGCGAACGCTAAATCTTCGGAAAATAAGGCCAAAACTTCAGAGACCAATGCGAAGGCATCAGAAACCGCCGCTAAAACATCGGAGACCAATGCAAAGGCATCTGAAACCGCAGCGAAGACCTCAGAGACGAACGCTAAATCTTCGGAAAATAAAGCGAAAACCTCGGAGACCAATGCAAAAGCGTCAGAAACTGCGGCCAACTCCGCGAAGACAGACGCGCAAACTGCAAAGGGGCAGACGCAAAATCTTCGTGATCAGGTTGTCGATCTTGTGGCTGGCGTTCAAGCTCCTGATAAGCTGCCGACTTCGCCAGGCGGCTCGCGGGCATGGATGAATATCGCTAAAGTTAAAAATACTGGAAGTGGTTTCGCTTTTGTTCAGTTCATCATTGGCGGAGGCTCTGATTATGGTGCGGCAAACGTCCCGGTTGATATCTTCTCCTTGTCTGGAAGAGGCCTTCCAGCCTCTACGTTGACAAGTGGAAATATTGACATTTGGTTTACGCAACGGTCTTTAGTTGCTGCAAGGCCAAATGCTCCGCGCCTTAACCTCGGCGTTGTGAAGAATACAGACGGATCTTTTGATGTTTATTTGCACGCCCCGTCGGGGTACATTCCTGAAATGTGGCTAAATCGTTTGAACGTACAACCAAGAGGTGATGTGATTACGGGGCCAATCATCGATCGCGCTGGTTATACATGGATTACCACGGAGCCAGCAGGGATTGTATATAATTCACCATCTGATTATTTGATGGCTAACGATAGCACGATCCCGCGAACCAACGTGGCCAACACGTTCAGTCAACCGCAAGCGATCTCCGTCCCTGGCGGAAACGCTACGCTAACCCTGAACGGTGCCGTAGTTCGGGCCAATAACAACAACGCGATCGTTTACTCCATCCCTGAAGACGGTCAAGGCATGTACTTCCGCCCGAATGGCGATATGAACAGCGCGAAGCAGGTTGTTTTTGATGCGGCAAACTTTACCGTTACCGGGTTGAATGCCACTTTCAGCAATGCAGTTACGATGTTAAGCACGCTCCGCGTCAATGGTGCATCCAACCTTCGCGGCGGTGTTGATGTTACCGCGTCGCAGAAATTGCCACTGAAGGAGACGACCGCGACAACCGGAGTTGGCGTTAACTTTATCGGCGACAACGCAACGGAATGCTCTTTCGGGATTGAGAATACGGCTGGCGGTTCTGCTGTATTCCATAACTATGCGCGAGGGGCGTCCAATAGCGTAACTAAGAACAATCAGCTTTTAGGTGGTTATGGTTCTCGCCCGTGGTTAGGATCTGACTACACGGAGCACAGTAACGCGGCCTTGCATTTCCTTGGCGCTGGCGATACATCTGGAACCAATCACGGCGGCTGGATTCGCTTGCTTGTAACCCCTAAAGGTAAGACGATTAGCGATAGGGTTCCGGCGTTCAGGCTGTCGGATAATGGCGATCTTTGGCTGGTTCCAGACGGCGCTATGCACCCTGATCTTGGGCTTGTGCGTAGCTTTGAGACGTTGAACGCAGTCGTTCCGGCGTTTAATGCTCCGACTAACCAGGACGGGCGAGGGTTGAAAATTGTGGCGGATGGTGCGCCGGAAATTAACATGATCGCCCCGCGTGGTTCCGCCACATCATCGCCAGCAATTCGTGCTATGTGGTGCGACGGTAGCCTTTCCGATACCACAAGATACATTGGTGCGGCACAGCCAGGGTCTAATTTCTTCTTTGGGGCATCTGGCCACGACGGGGAAAAATTCGACTCAATGCGAGGAGCGGTTAATATTCAGGCTCCTGGCGGGTGGGGGAAAACGAGTACGCCAACGCGAATCTTGTTTGAAACCTGCGCAACAGGCTCAACCACACGAACCTCTCGCTGGTGCGTTGACCACAACGGGAACTTCATCCCTATGGGCGATGGCGGTTATGATATTGGATGGGGTAGCGGTCGAGTCAATAACATCTACGCCAAAAATGGGGCAATCAACACCTCAGACGGTCGGATGAAGAACGACGTTCGAGCCATGAGCGATCCTGAAACCGAAGCGGCCAAAGCTATTGCGAAGGAGATCGGGTTCTGGACGTGGAAAGAGCAAGCCGACATGAACGACGTGCGCGAGCACTGCGGTTTGACCGTACAGCGTGCTATGGAGATCATGGAAAGTTTTGGTCTTGAACCGTTTAAATATGGCTTCATCTGTTATGACAAGTGGGATGAGCAAACGGTGGTTTCAGAATATGGGCCAGCGAATGAAGACGGGTCGGAAAACCCGATCTACAAAACCATCCCGGCTGGCGATCGCTACTCGTTCCGCATTGATGAGTTAAACATGTTTATCGCAAAAGGATTTGAAGCGCGTTTATCCGCACTTGAGGATAAATTAGGGATGTAAAAAAAGGGGCCGTATGGCCCCTTTCTTTTTAATCATACCTTGCGCAATTAATAGCAATGCAAGTATTTTTCATATCTACGTAGGTTAGATCACTGGCGGCTCCGCCAGGAGCCTGCGTTAGATATGCGGTAAGTTGCGTGTTTGAACCGTTAAAAAATGCCGCTGCGCAATAGTCGCCCTGAAATGGTCTTGGGTAAGGATCACGAATAACACCAACGATCGCGCCTAACTGAACAGGACTAACGGCCCACTTTCCGCCGTTAGTGACGTTTAGATTAAATCCAGTCCCGTAGGTCTGTACGTCTGAAAGCGTTCTGGTTTCATTGGTCAAAATCAGCGTACCGTTTTCATCCCAAATTGCAAGGCCATAACCAGGGTTTGGTTGTGGGAACACGGAGAAAAAATAAACCTCCGCATATACGTTTTGCTTACCAAAAGAAAAAACAACGCTGCAAGTGTTCCCGCTGTACCTGATTTTTGTAAATGCACCTTGTGGAGATGAGCCATGAAAGACCACGAACGGCACGCATGGGTGATTCGTGTCGTAAGTTACCGATCTCACCTCATCGGAATTGGTTCCACCTCTCAGGGTGATGCTTTGCTTTGATAGTAGTGCCAGCGGTATGCTTTGAGGAGAAACCCAAACATTGCCGCTATCATTGGTAAGTAAAATTCCGTAATCTGCCATAATCTTCAACTCATTATTTGAACAACAATAAAGCCCTGCGTCGCCGGGTACACACCTGATTCCAGCGCATTATCTGGCGCATCCGAAACAACGATCTGATTACCGCTAACGGTAATTCGCCTCTTCGATGTGCCGTACTGGTCTTGATTTGCGACCCAAAAGAAACCCAACCTTAAACCAGGTGGGACGTTGTAAGACCATGTTCCGCTTTTCTGGCCTTGCGCCAAAGCAATATATCCAGCAACCGAAACAGGGACGATCCCATAGTTGTTGGGGTTCCCGTTCGCATCCCAAGATTGAAAGCCATAAGCCATAAATACCTCCATTGGTTAAGCCGGGATTTCTCCCGGCATTAATTTTACCATGATCCAGTGATCCTACCCAACTGGCAACGAACGCGGCCGCTACCATCTCGAACCGTGATGTTCTGGTTAGTTTGCTTGATGGAACCTTCGCCAGATGTTGAACCATAGTTGACAAATACGCCGTTTTTATCAAGCCTCCATCCTGCAACATTCTCCTGAAAGTTGTTGGACTGAATAACGTTGCCGATCTTCGCGTTGGTAATCGAACCGTCCTGAATAAGAGCGTTATTCATGAACACCTGGTCATTCTGCACAACAAACGGTAGCGTGTACGCGCCCGACGCCGCATTACGGATGATAGCAAATCTATCAGCAATGAACAGCACCTGCGAAACAATGTTGCTCCCTTGCGCTGTAAGCTGTAGCGCCATCCCGGAGCTATACTCCTGGCCGTTGTACCTCAAGCCTAACTTCATCGTGTACATGGAACCGACGCCATTAACGTTTGCCCACGAGTCGAGTTTCTGGTTTAGCGCTGCGGAGTTCTGCCCGATTTTGGCATCTAGTGCCGCCTCTGAACTTGCCCGCGCGTCGCTTTCATTTGCAATAGCCTGATTAACCTGCGTAAAACCAGCGTTCATGGTTGTTTTTACGCCGTCAATATCAGCCGCAAAATCTGCCCGCAACTGACCGATCTGCGTTGCTCTCGTCTCGCTTTCCGTCGCCAGGGCTTCGTTAAGGGTCGTGATCTGCGCCGTGATATCGTCATCAATCTGCGCTTTAAGCTGCGTAATTTCAGCCGCCCGCGCCTCAGACTCATTCGCAATCAGCACGGTAGTATGCGCGATCTCAGCCTTCCGCTTGCCGTTCTCCTTGCGCATAACCCTGACGTCCGCATCATTCGCCAAAGCGTTTTGAATGATGCTGTTCGCGTAGTCATTGAGTTTTGCCGCGCTATCCTGCGCACTCTCCTGAAGTTCTTTCATCGCGTCGCTGTCCAGGATTTCATCCAGGATCGCATCTGTGATGATGTTAACGTCAGTCGAAGACATGCCGCGAGCGTAATCAGTCCAGGGTGAAACGTTGCCGATCCTGTCGACACTTCGAGCCTTATAGAAGTTCACGTAGCCAGCGGGCAAAATTGAATGCCAGTATTCAGCCGCCGGGTAAGGAATCAGTGTAAGCAGGCTTGCATCCTGATCGGTTCCGCTTTGCGACTGGTAAAGCTCAATGTATGCCGTGTCTTCCGCTCCTTCCGGCATGGCCCACTTAACGCGAATGCCGAAGATCTCGTTGTCAGACGCAAAAAGGTTAATCGGGCCTTTTGGCGCTCCGACTTTCCCGGTCAGTGTGGCGGTTGCCAACGCAGACCACGGAGACGCTACATTCCCGCCGCTAATGCACCTAACGCGGGCCTGGTACTCGCCAGCATAGATGCCTTCGATATCAACCTGCGTTGTCGCAGTGCGCGGAACGTTGTTCCAGTTACCTCCATCCTTGCGCCATTGCACCTCGTACATTTTTGCATATTGCACGGCAGACCAGCCGATCACCATCGTTTCGACGCTCATCCCCTGAACAATGCGGGAGAAAGAGCTAATCGTTAAGTCTTTCGGAGCGCCCATTGAATCCGGGTCAACAACCGACGTTGGGCGGTCGTCAGTGATTACGCCGTTGTCGATCGCGTCGTACTTGTTCGGGTTGTATTGGGTGGCCGTGATGGC